TGAGTATAAGGAGGATAATATGGCGATAAGTAGAGGACAATTAGTCAAAGAACTAGAGCCAGGTTTGAATGCCTTATTCGGCCTGGAGTACAAAAGGTATGAGAATCAACATGCTGAAATTTTTGACACAGAAAACAGTGACAGAGCTTTTGAAGAAGAAGTAATGTTATCTGGTTTCGCAAATGCACAAACAAAACCAGAAGGTTCTGCAGTGACATTTGACAATGCTCAAGAAACTTTCACATCAAGATACACTCATGAAACAATCGCTCTTGCGTTTTCAATTACTGAAGAAGCAATCGAAGACAACTTGTATGACAGACTAGCGTCTAGATATACAAAAGCATTAGCGAGATCGATGGCAAACACTAAGCAAGTAAAAGCTGCAAACGTATTAAACAATGCGTTTGACTCTAACTTTGCTGGTGGTGATGGTAAGGAGCTTTTAGCTACTGACCACCCAACGATAGCTGGAACTTTCTCAAATGAATTAGCAGTATCTGCTGACTTGAACGAAACATCGTTAGAGCAGTCTTTAATTGATATTGCTGCGTTCACAGACGAGAGAGGTCTTAAAATTGCAGCTAGAGGAGTAAAAATGATTATTCCATCTGCGCTACAATTTACTGCTGAAAGACTTATGAAGTCTGCAGGTAGAACTGGAACAGCTGACAATGATATCAACGCTGTTGCATCAATGGGAATGGTACCACAAGGTTACGTGGTGAATAACTTCCTATCTGATGACGATGCGTTCTTTATCAAAACAGATGTACCTAACGGTATGAAAATGTTTGTCAGAGCACCAATCAAAACAGCTATGGAAGGTGACTTCGATACTGGTAACGTAAGATACAAAGCTAGAGAGAGATATTCTTTTGGATTCTCAGACCCTAGAGGTATGTTCGGTTCACCAGGTGTGTAATCAACCATAACTAATTAAGAAGGGGGCCGTTGAAGGCCCCCTTTTTTTATGATAGAAAGAAAAAATGTTTAGTAGAAAGAATGAACTGATAATTAAAACAAATGAAATACCTGTAGATATTTTAAAAAAACATTTACTTTTGTTTCCATATAACATGCCAAAATATTTCAAAGATATTCCAAGCACGTTTGTAGATGAAATTAACAGAAGAATTAGATCAAAGAAAACAGTAAAAAGCTGTTCTGGTTTTATAAATCTTTTTAAAAGAAGTATTGTATTTACATCTCCATATGACATTGAGTTGTTCATAGAGCATAATGAAATTAGAGGTAGTGTTGGAGGACATGATTGGAAAAAGTATTTTAATCATCATGCTGATTGGCAGTTTATAGATTATGCAAAAAGTGATTATGCTTATATCTTAAAGTTCTGTCCTTATTTTAATATTCAATGTAATAAAACTTTGATTGTATCTAATCCTTGGTGGCATATGAACAAGTTTGAAATCATTCCTGGATTGATTAATTGTAAAGAACCACTAGATTTGAATATATTTATACCTATTAAGAAAGGTCAAAATCATCTTTACATACCTCAAAATACACCTTTGTGTTACATCAACTTTGAAACAGATAAACAAATAGAGCTTATATTTAGTGATAAACAATATAAATATTCTGACTATCAGGGACTATTTTACCGATTTACTAACTTGAAAGACAAGCTGTTAAAGAATATAATCAAATAACCATGATAAACTTCCGTGTACAAATCAGAGCATATGGCTACTATACTGACTTCGAGCTTGCATCCGAAGACAACTCAGAAGCCTTTAATAATGCACTAGTTGACAAGCTAGGAAAAAATGATATAAAATGGGAGAAAGATGGATTTAGTAATAGATCTAAAATATGGGTAACCTATGAGGAGGTTATAGATGCAAACGCACATCAGAGACCTATACAAAACGAAGAGGGGTCTCGAAACAGAGTGGGCGGTACAGCAACGGGATAACCAGAGATATACTCTGGATATGGTCCGGATTGACAACAAGATAAGAGAAGTTGTTAATCAGATTAAGTTAGAAGAGGCTAAAATAGCTAATCTAACTAATAAGATCGAAGATGCTGCACCCAGCGTTTCAGTAGCTACGTAAACAAAAGCTACATCGTTGAAAACGTAACTTCACTACAGGCTCTCTTGCACTTCTTACAAATCTGAGCTATAAAATACTCACTGTATAATTAATTAGAACATAGACGCATACAGTCGACGGCCTAGAGACTATGTTCGGAAAACTAGGAGGATATAATTATGGCAAATACTACGTTCAATGGACCAGTACGATCGGAAAACGGTTTTATTGGTGCAACAAAAAACACAAGCACTGGTGCTTTCACAAATGTGTTCGCAATCAATGCATCTGGTGAATACACTGGAACTAAACTTGTAGCTCAAGGAACTGCTGACGTAATCGTAGCGGCAACTGCTGGAACAACTGAAGTTGAATTTTCTCAACCAAACAATTCCATCATTACTTCGATTGATATCGTTTGCACATCTGCACCAACTTTAACAGGTGCTGGTGACATTGGCTACAAAGTCGGAACTGCAACAGGCGGAGCACAATTAGTTGCTGCGATCACTGATCAAATTCTTGATGGTGGAACAACTGTTCCTGCAGGAGCTGGCTACAATTTAACATTGTTAAATACTACTGTGAGTGACGCAACACCAGCGGCATCTCCAGCAGCAAATGTTTCAGGTGCAGCAAGAAGTGTTTTCTTGCAAATTACTAATACAGTAAATGCATCAGCTAGTGGTAACTTTAGATTTATTATAAACATACAACAGTTTTAATAGATTGATTATCTTGGTGGGAAACTTTGAGACTTTTTGATCTCAATACCCACCAAGGCCAATAAGGAGATAAAATGAAATCAGATGTAAAAGCAGTTAGAAAAGACGCAACAGGTTCAGTATTCGCAGGAAGAACTAGATTAAGAGGAATTATTCTTGCTTCAGATGGAACAGGAGCAGGCACAGTTATATTACAAGACGGAAACTCAGTAACACAGTTTCAAGTTGATGTGCCAAATGGAGATGTGTTTTCATACAATCTAGCAGAAGATGGTATTTTGTTTGAAGGCGGAATGACTATTTCAACTCTTACAAAAGCTACTGTAACTGTTATTTTAGATAAGTAAGGAGATTAAATGGCTAACACTACTTCAGGAACTACAACGTTCGACAAAACATTTGCTATCGATGATATAATCGAAGAAGCTTTTGATCGTTTAGGTATCTTTACATTGAATGGTGGACACATGAAAACTGCCAGAAGATCTCTAAATATTATGTTTCAAGAGTGGGGCAATAGAGGTTTGCACTACTGGGAAGTAGCGAATAACAATATTACATTAGTAAATGGTCAAGCAGAATACACTATGTTTAGATCGACAGGTGATGGCACTTCTGATGCTACAGCTGTTTATGGTGTTGATGACATATTAGAAGCAAACTACAGAGCTTCAAATGTAGATTCACCTCTTACAAAAATAAACAGATCTACATATCAAGGACTATCTAATAAAACTGCAACAGGACAACCATCACAATATTTTGTACAAAGATTTATTGATAAAGTTACAATCACTTTGTATTTAACACCAGGTGCATCGCAAGCTGGTAATTTTATAAACTATTATTACGTAAAAAGAATACAAGACGTAGGTGTTTACACAAATGCTACCGACGTTCCTTATAGATTTGTACCTTGTATGGTATCAGGTTTAGCTTTTTATTTATGTCAAAAGTATCAACCGCAAAGATGTCAAGAGATGAAACTCTATTATGAAGATGAACTAAATAGAGCGTTGACGGAAGACGGGTCGTCATCTTCGTCTTACATAACTCCGAAAACGTATTATCCAAGTGTCTAATTTTTCAAAAGGTAAATATGCAAAATTTATATCCGACCGTTCTGGTATGGAATTTCCATACAAAGAGATGGTAAAAGAATGGAATGGGTCTAGAGTACACATATCAGAGTTTGAACCAAAGCAACCACAATTAGAACCAAAACCACATGGAGCTGATCCTCAAGGTTTACCACAAGCAAGACCTTCTAAGACTGCGTTTCCAACAACAGATTTTTTACCTGATAATCCATTTTCAACAATCAATACGTCCACAGTAATAACTGTTTCAGAACCAAATAGTGCAAGACAAACAGGAGATATTGTAAGATTTTATGATGTCAAAGAACCTGTAGGTGGTGTAGCGATATCTACTTTGCAACCTGAAACAACTTTGGCTGCTGATATCAACGATACAACAGATACAATATTAGTAAATGATTCTTCGCAGTTCCCTGCTGCTGGATTTTTTATAATAGAAAAAGTAAACAGTGATACCAAACTATATGAAAACGAAGTTATCCAATACACAGGAAACACAGGCAATACTTTTACAGGATGCACTAGGGGGAGTAATGCTCAAACTAGGGGGAATACTCCTGAAAGCACGACAGCTAGCTCACATTCTTTGGGTGCAAAAGTCCTTGGCGCTTTCTCAATAACTATGATATCAAGTACAGTAAAGAATCCAAATGGGATGCCGGCTACGTTGACAGAAAATAATAGCTACAAATTTACAGCTTTGTCAGCGGCTACAAGCACAGCTTCTGGTGGTGGATCTTTTGTATCGGCAGGACCGATAGACAATGGAGTAAATGAATGACATACGACGAATTAAAAACAAAAATTAGAGCTTACACAGAAGTAGATAATAACGCTACAACGCCAACAGTTTTAACAGACACTATTTTAAATGGTATTATTGAAGATGCAGAATTTAGGATCTTGAGAGATGTGGATTCTGACAATAATAGAAGATATGTTACAGCAACCATGGTGGCAGGACAAAGATTTATAGACACCCCTGCTGACCTATTAGTAGTCAGATCTGCTCAGATAGTAGACAAGGATTTAAGCACATCTCCCACAACAGATAGAGATATTATTGAATATAGAGATACAAATTTTATGGCTGAGTATAACCCACAAGATACTCAGGGAACACCAAAATACTTTGGCT